AGAATTAGCACTGTCTTGATTTAACTTTTTAGTGTCATCATGAATGCGTTGTTGAATTTGGCGGATTTTTTGCTCAAGCTGAGACAGACCTTGACTGGCTTTGTCGATGAGACCTATCGTAAATTTGACTTCTTGCATAATCATCTGCGTTTAAAATGGCTTTAACCGCAGTTTACGAGGAATGAGATGGGATTTTCAGGCGGGAAATATTTCAGGCGTAAAAAAGCCCGTGCATCTTGCGACACACAGGCTTTGTTGCTTAACCGTTCGCCCTGAGCTTGTCGAAGGGTGAACGGTTAAGCCCTTCATGGTTCGACAAGCTCACCACGAACGGCTTAACTTTTGTCTTACACGAACGGCTTAACTTTTGTCTTACACGAACGGCTTAACTTTTGTCTTACACGAACGGCTTAACTTTTGTCTTACACGAACGGCTTAACTTTTGTCTTACACGAACGGCTTATTAATCAAACTCTACTTTGATGATTTGTGCAGCCAGCTTTGCCCACACAAACAACTCAGACAGCGACATCTTTTTGATGATCGGCAACGGCTGATGATGAACGTGCATCATTAAACCCACTGCCAACACCACCTTTGCTACTTTTTTTCAAATTCCTCTTCTTTGTCCTGCATTAACACTGCATCGACGATTTTAAGCGCACGATTATAGTCTTTGCCTGCCAGTTTAAGGATTAACGCCTCGTCAGTACCGGACATGGAGGCAATCAGCGCGATATTTTGCGCCACGCCGCCGCGTTTATCAAAAGCTAGATAATCCTCAGCGGTGCTGTAATCACGGAAATTCAGCTCAGTAATTTCAACTTTATCACCAAGTTTAACCGGCATGGATAAGCTTAATTTTGCCATCAGATTTTCTCGCTAAAACTCGACATAAGCGTCAATTTAGTTTCACCGTCACCGGTCGCCACAGGTTCAGTGCAAAAGGCTTGTGACATGATATGCACTTGCCCGTCCGCCAGCGTGATGGTGACATCTTGGTCAACAATGTTATTCAACATGGCGACATCAATGCCGCCGATTAAATTGATACTTAATTCAGCTTTCGCAGGGGTTGAGGTGTCCAAATGCCCGCCATCCCCCGGCAAACGTCCGCCGTGGTAATCGCGCTTGGTTCCGCTTGGGGTAAACGTGCCGGGCTTTTCAGCCAGCGGCAGGCGACCATAACCCGCCACGCTTGCTGTCTTGATATTATTGACGATTGCCATGATTAACCTACATATTTTCTAAATTGTGCCTTGCCCGCCAAGATGTAGAACGGTGACAAAATCACAGGGGTGTCGGTGTAGTTGAAACGCGACGGATTGCGCGGGTCTTGTTCAACCACCAAGTGCTGTTTGTAATACTCGTATTCCTGCACCCAGCCCAGTTCCGCCTGCAAAGTGTCACGATACATCGACAACAAAAAGCCGCGAATTTCCGCCACCGTGGTGATATTCAAGCCGGGGCGATAGTTTTGATTCGACTTTGCCGCGACCGTTCCTGCAAAGCGTTGAATCGCTGCCATGCGCTGTTCATAGCGAATCCGTTCCAGCACTTCGGTAGTGTTAATGTCGAGATACGCATCGTCGGCACTGTTGTCAGGGCGGTATTGATACAGCGAGATGAGCCGCTTGATGGAGACGCTGCCGTCCCGCGCCCGCTGCACAATGCTGATGCCTTTATAAAGCAAGGCATTCATTTGTGAGAAACTGAAATAATTCCCCAGCTTTAAACCTAATAGATTGATGCCTTCCAGCGATTTAACCGGATTGTCATACAACGCCGGAGCCGCTGCTGTCGCAATAATCGCCGCCGCTTCCCACGCGCTGGTTTGGGCATTATTCAGAGCCACGCAACAAATATGCTCACAGTTTTTCGCCGCGCCGTAGGAAAAAGTCGTAGCATAGTCAGCATTCAAGGCGGTAAACGCTCTAAAGCCGGATTGAATCGGCGGCGCGTAACGGCGTTGGCTTTCAACATGGAACGCTTGCACGGTGACATCATCATTCAGACCCAACGCCATGTATTTTGCCGGTGAATCGAGAAAGCCTGAAGCATCAGCATCAAAGATCGCGGCAATATTGGCATCTGTTATCGCCGCTGGAGTCATCGTGCCACCCGCAAAACCGCTATTGCTGACAATCAAACCTGCCGGAGTTTTATCGGTGCGTCCGGCATTAAAGCGTACATCAATGCCATTGCCGTAACTGCCTGCGCCTTTGCTTGTTAAGGTCACAACATTACCCGCGACACTGGCAACACATGACAAAGTATTGGCATTATTCGCTTCAACCGCATCAATCGCGGCTTTAATTGCGGCAGCGACTGTCGCTGTGGTGTCCGCGCTGGTCACAGCCACACTGATTAAATTGCCACCGATATACAGCGACAACACGCCTGCTTCAGTGGGTGCGCTGGTAACGGTTAATGTCGCTTGTGCTTTGGCACCGGATACACTTTCAGCAAACGGCAACATATACAGGTTTAACAGCGGATTAATGGCATAAAACCGCGCCGCCATTTGCGCCAGCATCGAACCTGCACCCGCTTTGGCAATCGCATCTTCTAAATGCGAGATAAAAGTGATTTCACCCGCCACTGCTGTACCTGTTGGTAATTTTTGCCCAACCAGAAGCAAATTAGGCGTTCCACCGCTGTTAAGCCCCGCCATTGAGCCATCGACTTCAATATACGCGCCGGGAATGCGCAACTGGTCGGGGATAAAATTAAAGTCCATCTTTAGACTCCGAATGAGTAAAGTGAGGCGTTAGATAGTGAGCAATCGGCTCTGTAACACCGCTGATGGTTTCGCCATGAGAGAACGAAACGTTAAGTAAAAAGGCTAGCATCATGGATAGTTCTCTATCATTGCGTTAATAAGGTAACGGTCGCGCCAGTAAATATCACCGTCGGTGTAATCCAGCACTTGCCCGCCGTCATATTGAATCGGTTTTAAAGCACCGTTAAAGTCATGCCCTAGCAATAGCGTTTTAACCGCTTGTCGATACAACAACAGCGCATCATCACGCTCTGACACTTGTTGTGTCCGCACGTTTTCAATCGCAATCACCACGTCAAACGCAATCTGCAAATCTTCGCCACCAAAGCCAATGTGATTGGTTTTTTCAGCCGCACGAATCACCCAGCATTGCGGCAAAGGTAATCCTTGATGTGACTTGGCAAACTCTGCCGCGCCTGAAACTTTCCTAAACCAATGCCCTGCAAAATCAGCGGGCTTAGGCGTTAATAACGTGACAATCGGTGTTAAGGACAGCATTTAATCGTACCGACCGGGATTAGAAAATATTTGCGCACCGGATTCACTATCGGCGGTTGTCTCTGGAACGATAGGCGGAATCAGTGAGATTTTTCCTGCGGCATGAAGCGTGAGTTGTTTAATCACATCGTTATACGCATCGGTTGTCGACTTGCTTTCACCCTCGAAACTTTGCAAATAGTAGATTGCAACCGTTGAAGCCAAGCGGGTTAATAACGGCGTTTGCACGTCACTGGGAATGTTATAGCTCATCAACAGCGCGTCAGCATCGGCTAAAGCTTTATCAATCGCATCCAACGCTAAAACAATCGTTTCAACATCCTTGGGACTGTAAGCCGATAAATCACCGCCTTCAATCGCCGTCCGTAACGCTGTATCGTCAATCATCGAGCGGTCAGTCGGCACAGCGAGCTGCGCCAACCTTACCGCATTACAACGTTGCAATAAATCAACACGGGTGGCAAATAAGGACTGCGGCGCAGGCAGCGGGTTGCCAAGCAAAGCACTCTGCACTAAAGCCAATACATGCTGCGCTAAAATCTGGCCTACTTGCGTCGCAGTCGGCATCTTACGCGCTCACTGTGCCGTCGGCGTTTGGCAAACCGGCAGGACGGGTTCTGCCAGCCCACATGGTTGCTACAAACGATGCCGCCATGCCTTCAGTGTCTTGCGCTGTTTCATCGCGTGTGACAAAGCCCGCTGTAGTTGTTTGAATGGTATCGACCGTGCTTTGCAAAGCAGAAACATCAGCCACTAACTGCGTTACCGTCAAGCCCACACTTGCCAGCGAAGTTTGCAACGCGGTAATCGCGGTTTGTTGCGCCGCATCACTTGATTTCAGCGCGGTAATATCGGCTAATGCAGCATTCCACGCCAAGAACGCGCTGCTGGCCGGGTCTTTACCCAACACATCATTAACGGCTTGGATTTGCGCGGTTAAATTGGCAATATCAACGCCTTCCAAGTTGAGCAAGCCATTGATAGCTTGGTCAACAAACGCCACGGTATTCGCTGCCAACACATTGCCTTGTGCAGACATGAACGCTTGCAACTCTTGCCGTGTCATGGCGGTATTGTTGACCACCGTGACTGTCAGGGTCGCAAAACCGCCGCCAGAATTTGCGTAGCTGAACACATCATTGCGTGATTCGTTCAACGGAATCGCCTTGGCAGCGGCTGTATCTGCGGCATAAGTGTAACTGCCGTCAGCGTTGAGAGTTAAAACGCCATAAGCACCGGCGACCAATGCACCGACTCCCGCAGTGCCGACACTTGCCGCGTCTGCTGCTGTGCCTGCTTTAACACCGACCACGGTTAAATTGCTGCCTGCATCGTTTGACAACACACCGCCCGCTGCATTAACGGTAAATGTTCCTGCTGCTGCAAGTGAAGCGGTATCAGCAACCGCAGCATTATCAGGATACAGCTCCGGTACTTGTGCAGCCACCGCAGCATCAAACATTGCGCTTGATACCGCTAGCACCGAACCGGTCATTGCAATCGTGCCTACGTTATAAAACGTAACGCCATCGGCACTGGCAGCGACATTAAACTGCGTACCGTCCGCAATTGTCGGTGTCGCATCAAAGCTCAACTGGTCAAACGCACCGACCGAATCAACAAAGTTCGATTTGATGACAGCGTTGTTACTGATATTGGCTAACACGGCTTCGCTGGCGATTGATACGCCATTCAACATAGGTGCAATGGCAGTCAGCATTACAGCGTTGACCAACGTTAAAGGGATAATTTTGATTTGTTTCATTTACAGTTCCTGTCTTGGTTTTAGGGTTTTTCTATCAAAAACGTTTTGCGCCCGTCGGCGGTGCTTCGGCTTGAGGTTAAGCCGCTGGCGGTGTTTCGGGTGGCTTTTTATCTGTCAGCGGTGGTTCTGGTTTTGAATCAACCAGCTCCTTGACTTCTAAAATCGCTGATTCATGCAGTGCCGTTGCGGTGGCATCATCCACTTCGACTATTTGCCATGCGGGTGAAAAATCTATTCCTGCGCGGTGGTGATGTTGCACACCTGAATCCTGACGGGTTCGGACTTGTAATTTAGGCATTTAAGCCCTCCTGAAAGAAAGTAAAGACTCGCTAAACCAAACCGTTCGTGGTGAGCTTGTCGAACCATGAACGGTTTGACGCTCACCCTTCGACAAGCTCAGGGCGAACGGTACTCATTTAAAAGCTAAGGTGTTACGACGTTGGTCAGCAAAAAGCCAAACTCTTTTGCCGTGACCACTTCGCGGACTGACTCACCGGCACGAACCCGCAAGCCGCCGTAAATCCCAATGTCTGGACTGACAATCGTACCTGCGACCCGCGCCCCGAACTGCGCGGTGTAACCCCACATACCATCAGAGTGAGGGCTGATATTTCCTTGATAAACCCCTGCCAACATCGTTCCCCAGATACGAACTTTATTGGCAGTCTGCCCTTTCGGTGCAGTGTTTACCCAACCGTCACCGACAATGATTTCATCGACTTCGAGCAAATCGGCAAACTGCTGTTTACTGATGCGTCCATTGGTGAATGAGGTATTGGCTAAATGCACCAGTTTTGGATGCTGGCTCAACACAGTCCACACGCGGCGACCCATCACGACTTTATTAGGACGGGCAAAGCACATATCGAGATACTTTAAAATGTCGCCCAGCGGGTCAGAGTTGGCATAATCAGACCATTGCGTTGTGCCTGTGCTGTACGCTTGGCTATAGGCAAAGTTCGCCAGATTGTTGAACACCGCAGCAACCCGCATTTCACGCTGCAAGCTGACTAAGCCCATAATCCGTTGGGTAGCTCGCATCAAGGCATTTTCATTCGGGCCGTTAAACTGATCTTCATTCGGCACCGACTCATCCAAGCCTTGGTCAAGCGTTGCCAAATAGGTTGGGTCTTGAATGCTGCTTGCCATTTGCTTGGGCGCGTCAGTACGCCCAACGGTGGTATCAACCGGTGTCATCCAATCCGCCATCCGGTCAGACAGGGAAATAAACTGCTGCTTGTCAACCGGAACGCGCGGCATCACTTGGTCAGCAATAAAGTTCTGATGGCGATACTTAATCGCAACCGCTGACAGCGCGGGAACAATAACAAAGGGACTGCTCATAACTTAATCCTTAACTTAAATTGATTAAAACGGGAATGACGCTGTTTGCGACCGCCGAAGCCATAGCTACGCCGCACTGGACATTGCCAGCGGCGGCAGTCACAACTTGACCTGCTGCATTCACGGTCAAACGGTCGCCGCGTGTCACAGTGCCGCCAGCAGTTGCCTCAGCAATGCCAGCCACTACCACGTTCACTTTAAGACCCATGTTTAATGCTGATGCTGTCATGCCGATTTCATCAGTA